TATCACTTTGCACTACACCTGCAGGACTTACTTTAAAAAGTGCAGATGCATACGAAGTATTACCTAAATAAATACCATTAGTATCTGCTTTAAATATGTTGTTTCCTGAACCAATTGCTATAGAACCATTAAATGTTCCACTCGTTGCATTTACTTCACCAGTTATAATTGCACCAGTTGCGGTCATCAACCCTGCTGTAGAAACAGTAAAATTGCCTGATCCTATATTCATATTACCTGCTGTAATAGAACCAAGATCAGCAGATATAGCGGATAGGCTTGTTACATTAATTTCATTAGCAGTAATAACATCAGCCTGCACATCTCCAAGACCTACAGGTGCATCTCCAACAGTAAAAGTTCCCGTTGTTGGAAATCTAGCAGGACTTGATTCTGTACCTAAAGTATTTAAGGAAGTAACACTAGCAACATAAGAACCAGTAGGTACAAAATTAAGATCACAATTCTCTACATCTACTATTTTATTAATGACCTGATTGCCTGAACCATCTACAACATTAACTCTATATTGTGAGTCTGGAAAATCTGTTGGTGTATTCCAAGACAAGAATGGCCTATCAGTAGAACTAGCATTACTATCAGTAAATGATAATCCTGTTGGAGCTTTAACTGCATAAGCAGAAGGTAGATTAGATAATTCTTCTACTGGTTCTTGAGGTGGTACTTCCCATGTATAGACATCAAAATATTCTATTAAGCTTACTTGCACTAAACCATCTGGCATTAACTCTAAAGCTTCTACTCTACAAACTTTACCATTAAAGCCCAGGCCAGCATATGTAAGCGTAACTATGTCTGCTATGTTCAGTTTATACATTTCTGGCGTACCAACAAACTGCATAGTTGTCTGGTTACGACTTCTGGTCAAAATTGTTTTTGCCATATTGTATGCAATATATGGATCTGTAATAAACGGAAATTCAGCTTTAACTTCTAAAATTTCATCTCCATCATCAGAATAATACTCTGGGTTTGCATCATGCAAAACTGTAGCTGTATCTAATTCATATTTTTTGTTTGCATTAAAAAACTCAACAATAACTTTGTTTGCTTTTTTATCTTTATTTCCATAATCAACAGTTATGCCAGAATCAGAAATTATATGACTGTCATTAATACTAAAAGTAGAACTGCCAGTATCTTCTATAGACAATTCATATTGACCATTTATATACAGAAAAATACCACGCATGTTTGCAAGTAACTCTCTTGCATTTTCCATTACATTTTTATCAGTTCTTAAATAACCATTACAATGAAATCTTTTAACTTTAACTAAAGACGTGCCTGTTTGTGAAGAATACGTTGAACCTAGTGTGTCATTTATATAAACAATAAGTTCTTCATTTTCATCATAAAAATTATCTCTGTTTATAGCTATAATTTCTTTTCCATCTATAACACCATTGCCATTGGTGTCATATATATCTATTAGCTCTCCTACCTTGTTTTGCCACCAGGTAGTAGTGGCACTAGTCCCACCAATTGTTATAAAGTTATCCCCAGCATTTCCTGACCAGGTTAGTGGTTTTGCAGATCCATTAAAGTATGGTTGGTCAACTTCTGTATCACAAACATTAGCAGCAGAAGTAAATGTAGACATGTTTAATTGTGCTGCTGTTAGACCCTTTCCATACGCATTGTTTGAGATTAGATCTAGGAAGCATAAGGCTGGATTATCAGAATATTTATAAGTAGATACAGTGCCAAAGGTTTGGCTGCTATCTCTTGGATCAAAAACCTTTTTGCCTCTTACCTGGACTGTCATTTGTGGAACGCCTTGCCACATTCCCTCTTTGTCATAACCAAAATGACAAGCAATATAAGCAACACCATTTAACTTATGTGCAGAAGTCCAGTTAGGCATTGAGGCAACAAGCATTGGATCTGCTGCTTGCGTTGCAGCACCGTGATGTAGATTAAAAACATATCTATATTTAGCAGTTGGGCTAGTTCCAAACTGGCCAGCACCCGCATCTATACCAGTTCCATTTTGTGAAACTGTATTAAGAGATCCATTGCCAGAACTAATTTTATCAGTCCCTATATAACCACCATCTCTAAATCTTGAACCATCAGTTAATTTGCTTCCGTCAAGCTCAATTGTTCTGCCTAATATTTCATCACATTCACCAACAGACAAAGCATAGACTACATATAGATCCCTGGAATCGTTATTGGACACATCCATGTAAACAACCTGGCAACCTACCCTTCTAGTTCCATATATAACAGGTATTTTTCCGCCAGCAGCAGTCTTGTTGGCCATAATATCCTGACCTCTGCCCATCATTTCTTTTGCCTGCATAAAGCCTTTAACACCAACTGCAAGCGTTGCTAAATAAGCAGCTGTTTTTATCTTAGCCCAGTGAGTAACAATAAAATTACCAATTGCACTAAAAAATGGTGGCAACATAAAACCCATTACATACCCCACCTTGTATTTTCTTTAACCTGGGCAGCAAACTCAAAACCTCTATCCCCAGTGCTAAATTTTTGTTGTGATTCATCTGAATAATGTCTACCTTTGGTAAGATTCCAATTAGCCCAATGGGAAGCAACTGTAAGGGTTATAGTAGAATTTTGTATATCTTCTTTTGCAGCTACGTTTCTGATCTGACCAGAAAAGAAATTAATTGCACCTACGATAGTTTCATTAACATCAAAATAGGCTAAATAAATATTGCATGTTTTATCTGTAAATGATCCGTCTTGTACTAATGATCTAACCTGGTTAGTAACATTTGAAAAACCTAACTCTATTTCATCTACTTGTAATTGACCTGTTTCAGTTGTTGAATCTACAGTTAAAAAAGATCCACCAGCTTCATAGCTATTAGAATCATAGGTAACATTTGAATACCAATCAGTAAGTCTTATAGTGGTTGATAAATTTAACTCTACTAAAAAAGCTGTCTTAGTTGCTGTTCCAGATATTTGATTTTGTATAGCAGTTGATAAAGTTCTGGGCATTATGCAATAACCTCACGAACATCAAAGCTTATATTGTAAAAGCCATTTGCATCAGTTGAATACATAATCTCATTGTTTTCTAAATAAACAGTAAAGCTTGGCTTGTTTACAGTTACAGCTTCATTATCCGCAAGTGTTGTTACTAGGTTTGGAGATATCTGCAAAGTCAAAGCACCAGAACTATTTGCATCTATATTGTTTTGCACCATGTAAACCTTGCTATGATTTGCAAATTTAACAAGATCACCAGCTTTAAGTGCAGCTGTCTGATTAGCTGTAAAGCCATCTAAGGCTATCGTTGCATCTCCAGATACATGTGATCCAACTACCTGTATATCTGTTTGTAACCTGTCTGCACCTAAGTTATCTAATGGTGCAACTATAGTGAAATCTTCAAAAGATCCTTTTTGTTTTTGTAAAAATGCAAATATTTCTTGAGCTTTTTCTTGCTTTAATGGTGGCATAGAAACAGTGAATGAAAAATATTGTGAACCTATTTGCCTTACCTGTTTTCTTCCAGATAAAGTTTTATTTATAAGTGTTGGTCTATTGTCTTGGAAACCAATAGATCTAAAGTTTGGATCAGTAGGAAATTGCCCAGACATTATACAATCCCCATCTTGCCTTGATTATTCATAGCGTTATTTATTATTGATGTTATTAAACCTTTTCTTGATGCTAGTAACTGGTCAAAACCAGCAGCATCTACTGTTGATATGTTGAAATTAACTGTTGGAGCAGCAGACATGCTTTGACCTTTTGTGTGATCTACAACAGTTTCATTTGGATGTAGTATTGCTGGGAATCCACCTTTACCATCTACACCACCAGCTCTTATTCCAGATCCTGTATAACCACCACCATCTGCTGAAAATATATCTCCAAAGCCTGCAAAAAAACTCTCAAATTTTCCTGTTATTGGTTTTAGGATCATTTGCTGTATAGCTATTCTTAGTAATTGTTCTACTACATAATCAGCAAAGTTTTTAAATGATAACTTTCCAGCTTTTAAAGAATCTACTATAGAATCTTCAAATTTTTTCATTGAGCTAACAGCAGTAGTTTCTAAAGTTTTTGCTAAACCTTCAGCACCTAAAGACTTTTGAAAAGCTGCTACTGGTTCTAATAAATTTGTTAAACCAGAATCAAAAGTTTCAAAAAGTTTCTCAACCTCTGGAGATCCAAGTTTTACTGCTGCTATAAGTTCATCTATAAAAGTTAAAAGCCCATTTACAGGAACTTCTTTGCCAATTTTTTCTTTTAATAAGTCCATTTCTTTATTTAAACTTATTGTTTGGTTGGCTAAGTTTTCCATAGCCTTTGGACTAGCATAATAAAAAGCAGTTTTGTCTATTACGCCCTGGTATGTTTTTTCTAACTTTAATAACTCAACTTGCATTTCTTGCAGTGGTGTTAATTCAAAGCCAAAAAATTTGCCACCTGCTGAAGCTGCAAAAGTTAAAAAAGATCTTTCTGCTGCTGTTATAAAATTTTGTATCCCTATAGCAGCCTGCTTTAAACCCAATAAGACACTTACAGCTATTGTTTTACCTAAAGTATCAAAACCAGAAGCTGTATCTTTAGATTTTGTTATGACATCTTGCAATTTTGTAGCTAAAATTTGTAATGCTGGCACAAAAGCTGCTGTAATATTATTAACTACCGCACCTACTTGTAATTTAACAACACTCATAGTGTCATTAAACTGCTCAACACCTCTGATAGTTTTATCATCTAAAATAATTCCAAGATCATCTGCCCTTCTTGTAAATTCTTTTAAACCATCAGCACCATCTCTAAAAACTTCACTAAATTGAATACCAGCCCTACCAAATAAATTAGCAAGTGCTGTTGCCCTTTCAGCTTCTGATCCTAGTTCTCCTAATCCTTCAGCAACACCTTCCAATAATGTTTCAAAACTTTTTAGTGATCCATCTGCATTTTTTAGTGTTACACCTAAATCGGAAAAGATATCTACCTGGGTTTTAAGTCCTCTGCCTGCATCTCCGATAGATCTAGCAAATTTTTCTAAACCTTTTTGAGTTTGCTCAACAGTAGTTCCAGATTCTATGGCCGCTAACTGGAAGGCTTGTAATGTCTCTGTAGCAATACCAGTTCTGGAAGCAGTCTTGCCTAGAGTATCAATATAATCAAAAGATTTTTTTGTAATTAAAGCTATAGAAGCTGCTGCTGCTACTGCTGCTGCTCCTAGTGCTTTGATAGCAAATAAACCAGCCTTACCTGCTGTAGCAATACCCTTTAAACCTATCTTTACAGCTTTGAAAGCCATTGCTGTTTTATTTACAGCAATAATTTCATATTTAATCTTACTATTGGCCACTTCTTTTTTCCTCACTTATTTCAAAATAAGCAATCCATGTTTGGTATTCATGGATAGTAATTTGCTGAAGTTCTGCATGTGTTTTGCCAAGTTTTTCTGCTATAGCAAATTGCACATATAAATTACTATCCTCTATTAGTTTTTTTTAACTTTTTCCTGCGGTTCTTGTCCCATCATTGCTGTTGCAACTCTTACCAGGACTTCTTGTTCAACTCTGTTTAATAAAGTGTTCTTATCTTCCAGGTCAAATATTTTCTCTCCGCTTTCGTCAAGTGCTTTATAAACCAATACCATAGCCATCATCTTTAGATCATCTTGCTGGCTCATTTTATAAAGCTTGCTTGTTTCAGCTAAAGTTAATGGCTTACTGTATATTTTTAATGGATTACCATGTTCATCTTTCCATTCATCAACAATTGTTACTCTTACATCTTGATCTTCAAAATGTGATACCGCTCTCTCTATAGCTTTCATATTGTTATGATGTTGTAGTTTGTAGAGCTGATTTACCCTGTACACTAAATGAACATTCAACTAAACCATCAAAAGATGCAGATCTTGATATTCCAGTAACAATAGCTGTTCCTGTATATCTTGTAGCACCAGTTGCATCCCCTTCTGGGAAAAATATTAGTGTGACTTCAGCACCTGCTGTAAATGCATTTTGTACAGTATCATCTTCATCCCAATAAGCATCTATTGAAGCTGTAAAATCAGTTAATCCTGTTTCATATGTTTTAAAAGTTGATCCCATTGATGAACTTTCGATTGTGTCGCTGTTATGTTCAATTGAATAAGATCTCATCTCACCAAGAGAATCTGATCCTATTTTAATGATTCCAGCGTTTCCTTTTTGTACCGCCATTTTTTATTCCTCGTTTTTTTTAGTTTGTTTTGAAGAAAGTTTAGTTTCCTGGGCTGTTTCTTCTTTCCATCCCATATTTTTCATACTCTCAACACACGCTGGATGAGCAATAACTGAAATTCCGTTTTTTGTTAGTTTCATATATATTTACCTCTTTAAACTGCAACGTCTGGAGCTTGCTCCTGGACATAGTAGTTGGTTAAAAAATTTAGAGTAGCAAACGCAAGTGGTGCTTCTCCCTCTGGATTAAAATCAATCTCTGTTGATTCTAAAAAACAATCTTTTGCTAAGCCGCCTAAAGTTGGATCTCCAGCAATTGCTATCTCAACTTCTTTTGCTGAAGTGTCTATAGTGTCATCAAAATTGCTAGTTGCTTTTACATATATCTCAACCGCAACTGTTAAATTTCTTGTACATAAACGATTTACACCCATTACTTCTGGTGCAGAATCTTCAGACTTTGTATAAATTAATAAAGCTGGCGTTCCACCAGTTGCTAACGGATAAACCCTAGATTGATAAACCCTAGTTCCAGTAGTTGTAAGGTTATTTAAAACAGTGCCAAACCTTTCCCTTATTTGTTGTCTTACATGATTAGCCATTATATTTTTTCCAGGCTTAAAGCAGTAAAACCAGTTCTGTCACTTTGTATAGAAACTATTGTGTAATTTGCAGCTGGGCTTAATATATTGCCCTGGACATCTTTTATAGCTGTTACTTGTAATGTATTACCATGAGCAATACTAGGAACATCTATAGACCTGCAATATGCAATAGGTTGTGTAGCTTCTATTGAAACTTCTAAACCTTCTTGTTCTATATATTCATTATTTAAAATAATATTTATTGTTGCAGCAGTTCCACTACTGTTGGTATATATAGCAGAAACACCATGACCAAAATTAATATCAAGATATGAACTCATATCTTCTTCTGTTTCCATTAAATACTGGCTCATTGTAAAGCCAGAATTAAATTAACCATGCCAACATTGTCTGGTTGTACGTTTACTATTACAAAATCAGTCTCTGGAGTTAGTGTAGAGCCATTGTTGGTTGTTATAGCATGAACTGTTAGTTGGTCATTAATAGAGACATAAGGTATATCAGAGGCTTTAGCCATTGCCCTAGGCTGATAACCCTCAACAGCAATAGTATCTCCTTGTATATTAAAATATGCCTGGTCAATTATTATTTTTATATTGGTAGAATTGCCTGCACTAATATTATTAAATGTAGCTGTTACTCCGCCTATTTGCGGATCAACGTAACTGTTAAAATCATATGAGCTTTCTAGTGGCATTATCTTTTCTTAATATTCTTAGTTGTTTTGTTTTTTAATGGCTTATCTTTGTGACTAACATCCTCTGCACAACCGCCAGATATAAATTGTTTAGCTTCAGCAGCAGAAACTTCTACCACGTCACCTTCGTATCTTGTAACACCCCTAACGTGTGTCTTATTTAATATTCTAATTTCCATTTTTTTTCCTTTTAAAAATGGGTAGCCAATTAAGGCTACCCAGAACAATATCGCTAATTAAGCAATAATATCTTTAATCACACCAAAGCCAGTGTCGTGACGAATCGCAACATCTAAGTCTTGGAAGAAAGCAAGCCTTGTTCCACCTGAAGTAGATAATGAAGCTGTATCAACAACTACATCAACACCAGACCAGAAACCAAGCATTACATTAGTAAAGTCACCAAAGATAGCGGCTGACAAGTTAGTTCCAGTACCTTTTGAAAGGTTAGAAGGAACTAAAGTTGTAGAAGCTACGTTGTAGCCTAATATTTCACTTGCAGCTTCCATAATGAAGTTACCTTCAGCACCACCACTTTGTTTTGCTATAGTTCTAAGAGCAGCAATAACTTTAGGGTTAGTTAAGAATGATGGATTTCCGCCCATTGCATTTGAAACATCAACAGCTTTAATTAAATCAACAATTTTTGCATATGTTGGAGCTAAACCATTAGTACCCATTGAAACTACGTTTGCAGTAGCAACACCAGGAATAATTCCTGAAGGCTCGTTAGATCCGCCACCATTAATAGCTACGCTATCAATTTTTCTAGCAAATTGTGAAACAATGTCATTTCTTAATACAGCTTCTACAGAAGGATCGCTTTGAAGCATTAGCTTTCTAGAACAATCAACGTAAGACGCTAAAGTTTTTGGGGTCATTGTTATTTGACTAAATACAGCCGCACCTTCAGTTGGAGCTGAACCTTCAGCAACAAAAGCAGTGTTAGTTGTTTGAGCTGATAATTTCGGCACCGAAATATCGCCCTTTAATCCTGTCATAGTTCTCGCACCAAGCTCACCAACAGTTAATTTAGCGTATAAAGCTGAAATAAACTGATCTGCAAGATGGTCTGTACCAACTAAGTAACCACCCTGGGAATCTGTTCCAGCAGTTTGATCTCTTTGACCCCAGTTAAGATCTGAAGGCATGTAAAAACCTCTAGCTTCTTTACCAGTTCTTTTAGCAATTTCTTCTGATAGCTCTCTTTCATAACCAGCTTTTGACCAATCACCAGTTGATGATGCGTTAATAGCTTTGATTAAAGAGTATTCACTTCTTTCACTTTCGTTTAGGCCTAAGTTAGCTGGTGCAACTTCTAAAGCTTTATCATTAGATATGTTATCTAGTAACACGCCTCTGAATTGCTCAACACTCATTCCGTTCTGTATAGCATTATCAGCCAAATCTCTTTGGTTATGATGTTTGCCTAACGCTGAAATTTCTTTAGCGTTTTTAAGCAT